GATAAGATGAAATTACAAGGAAAGAAATTTGTCCAGTACTTAGATGGAGGTTCAGCGTGTCATATCAATATCAAAGAACATCTTTCAAAGGAGCAATATCGTCAGCTTATTAGAGTAGCAGCTCAGAATGGAACAAACTATTTTACTTTCAATTGTCGAAATACAGTTTGTAACGATTGCGGCTATATTTCTAAAGATACGCTTGACGTATGTCCTAAATGTGGAAGTAAGAATTTAGATTATTTGACCAGAATTATCGGTTATCTCAAACGAGTTTCATCGTACAGTGAGCCACGTCAAATAGAGGAACACGCTAGAGCATATACATAAAATTAATGGTAAAGTATGTAAACAATATGGTCACTTTTGAGGAAATCCCCTCAGAGGTGACTTTATCTCTAAGTATTAGCAATTGTACTAATCGTTGTCCTGGGTGTCATAGTGCGGAACTTAGACAAAATATAGGAACAGAACTAACTAATGAAGTGCTAGACAATCTCATAAAGAAGAATAGTGGTGTTAGCTGTGTTCTTTTCTTAGGAGAGGGCAACGATAAGGAAAAACTAATTAAACTCGCTACAGAGGTCAAGAACCATAATCTCAAGGTTGCTTTATACAGTGGTCGTGATGAAGTAGAGAGGGAGATATGGGATAATTTTGATTATGTTAAAATAGGGCGATGGAATAAGTCTCTTGGTCCATTAAATAAGCGTTCTACTAATCAGCGTTTATTTAAGATAGAAAATGGAGAGCATATAGATATTACATCTCGTTTTTGGAGATAAATGATAGTTCAGTTATCAAGTAAAAAATAGGCAAAGATATGAAACGATTAATGAAGTCTTTTAGTAGGAATGTCGTTGATGATTTAGCAAATGCCTTAGTTGAAAATCTAAAGTATTGCGATCAATCGGTAGACTATCCAAATATTGATTCAGTTAAAGCTGATGACGGAGTAGTCGCAGAGTGGTTTTATCCTATATACAATGGAACTAATAGTTTTTCAGAGTTAAATGCAATACTTACTTATACTGCCCAAGAAGCTAAGTTTGAAGAAATCGGAGAACTTATGCTTGGTATCGGCTTAGTAGAGATGAAACATTACGGAAAGTTAGGAGAACTTATCTTGAAGTTAGGTGGTAAGATAGAACAGAAGTTTAATAATATCAATGCTGAACCAGGAGAAAACGTTGCTAAGGCGATTAAGATAGCTATTGAAGCGGAGAGAAAGACGATAGATTTTTACACCACTTTAACAAAGAAAATTGAAAATGTAGAACAAACTGAAACTACAACGACAGTTCTTCAGTTAATAGCTAAACTCATAGCGGATGAAAAAGTTCATATGAAGTTGCTTAATGAGTACTGGAATTTCTTAGGATATAAAGAAGATGAAGAAGAGTAGCGAAAGAGCATTTGTACTGAAAATAATAAAAACCCTTGAAAAGGTATTTATGGTTATAGCTTACGGAGTGCATGACCAAACAGTAAGCAGTAGTCATAAGTGGTGGACTATTTGTATAGATAATGCTGAAGTTTATATGTCAGATAAGAGGTTCAAAAGTCTTACTAAGGCTTGGCACACAGAGTCAAAGAAAAATGGATATTCACTATTATTTGCTTACTGTAATCCATCGGAAGAAAACCTTAAAGAGTTTGCGGAGCAAGATAGATTGATTTTAAATGTTTAATGAACAATTTTAGTTACAATATTTTTTGTATTGGGAAGTATGGTTCGTTGTGAAACGAGCCATATTTTTTATCCTTAAAGGATGATTTTTTATATAAAAACGTTAAAATTTGGTGGTTGTGAATAAATTTTCTCAAGGTTTTCTTTGATAGAAATAATATTTTTCGTAATTTCGTATCAGAATTTTAAAATAAACAAGAAGAATTATGGGTAATTTTAAACCATCTAAGTATCAAAAAGCAGTATATACCTTTATTACTAAGTGTAAGGGAAATGCTGTAATAGACGCAGTAGCAGGTTCAGGTAAGTCTACTACTATCGTGAATGCCTTGAAGTTAATTCCAAGCGATAAACGAGTTCTATTTTTAGCTTTCAATAAGTCTATCGTAGAAGAGTTAAAGATCAAGATAGGAAATTTAAATAATGTAGATGTAAAAACGCTCCATAGCCTTGGTTGCTCAGCGGTATTTAGAACGTTCCATTCTCAAGTTCAAAATGATAAGTATAAGGCTTTTGTAAATGATAGAATTAAGAGTGGAATTTTTGCACCGCATACTAATTACCCTTTGGCTCATGAAGAGTTAGAGGATTGGACACGTAACATCTTTCAGCTCATAGACCTTGGTCGTGTTAATCTAGTTAAGAGTGTAGCGGAGCTTGATGACCTTGCTTTTAAATATAATCTTTCATTAGTTGATAATGAAAGTCATTTAGCATTGCAGGCTATCGAATGGGGTAAGAGCGAAGTAAACTATATTGATTATACCGATATGATTTATTTTCCTAACGTGAAGAAATTACGTTTATTTAAATATGATTGGGTTTTCATTGACGAATGTCAAGACCTTAATGCAGCCCAAAGAGAGTTATTTTTGCAGTGCATTAAGCCAGGTGGTAGGTTTGTAGCTGTGGGTGACCCTCGTCAAGCCATATATGGCTTCTGTGGAGCTGATGTGAAGTCCTTTGAATTATTGAAGCATATTCCTCATACTGCTAAGTTACCGCTAAGTATTTGTTATCGTTGTGATGGTGATATTATAAATCTCGCTAAGAGTATCATTCCTCAAATCGAAGCTAGACCTGGTGCACCTGCTGGAGTAGTGACTAGAGATGTTAAGTTGGTAGATGTTAAGGATGGTGATATGATACTTTGTCGAGTTACCACTCCTTTAGTAAATCTTTGTATGAAGTATATTTCTCAGGGTATTAAGGCTTATGTTAAGGGTAGAGATATTGGTACAAATCTTATCAATATGATTAAAAAAACTAATTGTAAAAATATAGAAGATGCAATAGCTCGTTTCGAGAGAGAACTTGGTAAGATTATCGGTAAGGTAGTAGCACGTCAGCATTGTACTGAAGCAAAAGCTAAAGAGAGTGATATGTATAAGAATTACGAAGATAAGATTGAAGCTATTAGAGTACTTTCTGAAGGCTTAGAAAAGTCTAAAGATGTTATGGATAGAATAGAAACAATCTTTAAGGATGACCAAAAGAGCGGTATCTGTCTTAGCACTATCCATAAGTCTAAGGGATTAGAAAGTGATAGAGTATTTATCATAAGAGAGGATAAGATGCTGTTAAAGCCTTGTATGATGGTTCCTTGGATGGCTGAACAGGAGTATAATCTAGTATATGTAGCCTATACGAGAGCAAAACATTTTCTTGGCTTTATTCCTAACGAGGAATTATAAGCGGAAAATTATAGTTTATTTTAAAATTCAAAACGACATTGAGTAGTGATTATTCGGTGTCGTTTATTTTTTCTCAAGGTTTTTAATATTGATTGTAATTAAAATTGTTAAAATAAATAAAAATATTATGAAATTAGATGACGTGTTGAAGAAGCTGAAGAAGCTGAAGAAACTTTATGAAGGTGCTAAGGCTATTAAGAGTGAAGGTGAAGCAGCAAATGCTGCCGCTGCTATTCAGAGACTTTTAGCTCAGTATAATCTATCTATGGAAGAAGTAGATAAGAGCGAGAAGAGAGATGAAAAGAAGAACGCTATTAATGAAGAAATTTCAAGCGGATATACTTTCAAGTCTATCGGTGGTGAATGGGAGTTTCGTCTTGCTTACGTTCTTTGTAAGTGGAATTTTTGTAAGTGTTTTATGTACGGAAATAGTTATAAGCGTTTGATAATATTTGGTAAGCAGGAGAATTTGGAAATGGTTAAGTGGCTTAGAGAAGTTCTTTCTCAACGTTTTGTTGATATTTCTGTAGAGCGTTGGAAAGAGTATAGAAAGACACCTGAATATCTTAATCACTTGCCTCATATTTCTAAGGATAGATTTCAGAGAGGATTTCTTATGGGTTGCGCTGCAGGTTTAGATGCTAAGTTAAAAGAGATTAGCGATGCTGATAAGAAGCAAGATCAAGAGTTTAGTACTAAGGTAACTGCTTTAGTAGTTCGTAATAACGCTGCAATAGATGAGTTTATAGCTAATAGGTATGGTAGTTCTAAATCGGTACATCGTAATAATAGGGCAGGTACTAACACTGCTACAGCTATGGGATATAAGACTGGTAAGGAGACAAATATTCACAAACCGATTTCTTCTAACCAGCATAAGAATGCTTCAGGAGTGAAGTTATTAAAATGATGACAACTATAAGTATGTGAGTCAATAGGTAGATAGTTTATTAGATTGAAGTTTATTTAGGGTAACAATGCTATGGGGTGGTACGAGAGTTCCGCTCCATAGTTCTTTTATAGAGAAATTCAAATAAAGATATGAAAAATAAGTTGAATATTTTATTCGATGGTAACTACCTTATCCATAAGACATTCGGGGTATGGGCTACTTACTATCAGGATAGGAAGCTATCTGCCGAAGAAAATGAACAGCGAGTGTTAGAAGCGTTGAAGGATAAGGAGAAACAGCAAGTTTTCATGCGTAAAATTATCATTGACATGTGCACCGCTATAAGGCATTTTAAGGATGTTTCTAAGGTAGCGGTGGTAATTGATAGTCACTCGTGGCGTTATCGCTTCTATGACGATTACAAGTATGGTTTAACGAGAAATAGAGCGATTTATTACAAGGAGTTTTGTGATATGATAAATAAAGCAGAAGAACTTTTCAGAAGGAAAGGTTTGATTGTATCTAGAGTAGATGGAGCAGAGGGTGATGATTTGCTTTATCTCTGGAGCATCTATTTCACTCAAGTTTTAGAAGAAGAATTGGTTATTATTACTGGAGATTCAGATATTCGTCAGATATTGAATAATAGTATAGGTTTGTTCAATAACAACTCTAAGATAATGAAGTTTTATTGCACCAAAGCTAAAGAGGTATATTGGAATGAGTATCTTGATGCTGATATTATCGTAGAAACAGTCAAGCCGTTTGAGATTTTGCTCTATAAGGTAGTCATGGGAGATACATCTGATAATATTATTAAGCCAAAGAAAGGTTTTGGTAATGTAGCTTTTAAAAAGTTTATTGACTTTATTACTCCATATTCTATTCCTGATAGTATTAGCGTAGTAGATATGTCTCAGTGGATAGCTAAGAGATTTTGCGAGTTCACTAAATCTAATTATGAAGAGATGTTAGGTAAGATAATTTTCAATTTAAAGATGACCTGGCTTAATTTAGCCGTTTACAACGATATGGATTTTAAGAGCAAAGGAAAGACTTTATTGGTAAATATGCTTGACGATATTAATAAGAATAAAAACTCATACAGCTATAATAAAGAATATACATTAGAGGACTTTTATGGTCTGCCTATTAAGTAGAAATATATTCATTAAAAATAAACGATTATGGCAAAAGAGACGTTAAGCGTCACTGAGGCTTTTTATAAGGCTCGTATGACGCAACAAAAAAATCTCATTAATAGTTTTAGCAACGGAAACAGCGTGGTTAATGATGACGATAATTCCGAAGAGGAAGAAGAGGATGTCGAAGAGGAAGCTGAAGACGAGGACGATGATGACGACATCGAAGAGGGCGGTTGTGTATCTAAGGCTGAGGATATTTTTTTATATAAGGCATTGGATGATGAACTAGTTACTCTTGAAGAGGATGAAGATGGAATTACTAAGGCGATTTACACCGATACAGATTTTAATCGTAATTTAGGTATTGTCGGTCAGGAGTTCGATTTTCAGAAGTCTGATATTATGAACGCTATTTCTGGTTATGGTGATAATAAGATAACTATTCAGAAGAGTGGTAAGGAGATAAAAGAGCAGATTAAGAATGTAGTACTGCCTGCTAAGGAGATTGCTCTAGCAGATAAGAAAAGGGATGCTACTGACATTTTAGAGGATTGTGGTGACGCTCCTACTAAGGATGTACCTTGCTATTGGACTAGTGATATGCACATCGAAGTTCCTTTCAAGTTTTATGATTGGGAAGAAACTTGTTGCAGTTGTAAGGAAGATAGCGTAGCGTATTCACTTTCACCTAACCAACATGCGGAGAACGAGGATAGAATTAATCGTCCAGAAACTCAGGCAGAGTGTAATGCTCGCAGAGAGTATAATGATGCTGTTCATGCTATTTGTGAGATTTTGGTAGATATTAAGGCTTGTAAGGTTTTACTGAATAATCTTAGTGATAGTGTGAAGGTTGAGTTGACTCCACGACAGATTGTAGTTTTGAATTTTGATTAAGCGAATATTGCGAATAAATAAAGTAAAAAATAAATCTTGAAGTTTTTAATTTTTAATGGTTGTTTGCTTGAGAAAGTAGATAACCATTATTTCTTTTTCCATAGTTCTTTATAATATGAAGAAAGAAAGTATTTGGAAATATTTCAAGATTGGAGATATAGTTCAAAATCCTGGCGTTTGGGGTAAGAAACTATTTCAAATTTACAAGTTCGGTGGAAACTCTTATCAACCCGAAATTTATGTTCATGAATATGGAAAACTGAAAACGATAGGCAATCAATGTAACTTTAACGTTACTATGACTAAGTTGTATGATGCTCCTAAAAGACCGCTTAAAAAGATAGATAGAAGCATTGTAATCAAACTTATGAATAAAGGTAATGTAGAAGCTAAACGTGAATTTTTAATTCGTGTAAGACAAAGAATTTTAAAATAGTAAGATTATGTTTGAAAATTATTCGTGGTATAATCAACTACCACCTGACACTCTAGAGGTTTACCCAGAGTACATGGAATTGTTTTTTGAGACTATGTATGAGCGTATGCTCATTTGGAAACGTAGGTTTGTTGAAAAGAAAGAGAGACCTTGGACAAAGAATAAGATTTTTAATGAGTCTAAGTTTACTAACGTTTATCGTGAGTTAGATAGAAATAGTCAGTGGCAAATTAAAAACATCTTGCTTGACGATAAATTAACTCTCAAAAATCTTATTTGGAAAATGATGGTTTTTCGCTTCTTTAACAATCCTGAAACTTTTACCTTTGAAGCTAAGGGTAAGGGTATTCAAGGAGACTTATTTGGTGCACCAGTCAAGTCAGGATTAAAGCAAGCTGATAGTCCTGATGACCTTATTTCGGCTACTAAGTGGAGAAACGGAATACCTGACTATGATGAGTACGATGAAGATGAGTTTAGTAAGTTTATTGCTGGTGTTCGTAGCAGCGGTCAAAATCCTTATACCACCGCTTACCTTATCAACTCTCAAGCAACGCCAGGACAACCACGAGATTATTGCTACACTCGTGTAGTTATACCTACTCTACATAAGAAGTTACCTGAGTTAATGAAGCTTGTTCTCACAGCCAAGAAACCTGAAGATATTATCGAGTATCTAAAGACATTGCCTGCGGTAGCTGATTTTATTGCTCACGAGTTCTATCAGGATTTCACTTATATTCCACGCTACACCGATAGAAAGTTCATGAAGTTTACACAGAATGATTATACGAATGTTGGTCCAGGTGCTTCTGTAGGCATACGTTTAATATATCCTAATCTCAAGACGATTAGAGAGCAGAAGCAAGGCATCTATTGGTTAAGGGATGCGGCTCCTGAAATGTTAGCTAAGATAGCTAAGAAAAAGGGCGAACCAATGCCTTTCTTGGAATGGGATAAGAAGAATAACAAGTATTATTTTAATGATGAGTGCAATATCACACTTCATCAAATTGAGATGTGGCTTTGCGAGTTCCAAAAGTATTGGAAGATGATTATCGGGCAGGGCAAACAACGCAGTAAGTTTGTTCCAAGAACAAAGAGCATTATAGTTCAAACAAAAAATAAGAAAGTATGAAAAATTTAGTATTTTTATTGACTGTTCAGGATAATCCTATTAAGGCTGTCCTGCAGACTAATTTAGAGTTAGGAGAACGTTTTACAGTAATGACAGTTAATCGTCCAGCTGTATTAACAGAGGATGTTTTCCCATTCAAACCAGGCGATGTTCTTTCTATTTCTGAAGTTGCTAAATTCGTAGCTGAGGCTGAGTTTAACGGAACTCTCAACGTAACTAAGGTTATCATTGAGGACTCAGAGGGTACAAAAGACCTTGATATTCCAACTATTTGCCGTATCAATATCAGCGTAAATAATGAGGGTGCTACTCTGCTCGTGAATGGTATCGTAGTAGAGGATGCTACTTATAGTGGTTTAGCTGCTAAGGGTGATACTATTACCTATAAAGCAAGTCTTGAGGGTTACATTACAGTAGAGGATACAATCCATGTAGCTGATGAAGATGTAACTGAAGAGATTACTCTTGAACAAGAAGCCTAATGAAATCTCAGTTTTTATATCAGCTGAAAGAGCCTTTAGATTTAGACCTGCAAATGGTCGCAGTGGAATTAGATACGTCAGCTAAAAGATTGAAATTTATATCAGCTTCAAAGGCTACTGATGCATACGAAACAGAACAGTTCAATAAAACATATAATCGTATAAAGGAGAGTGAGAATTCAATTACCAATATAAACGATAATACGGAATTATTTGAATTATCTGAATCACTTACGATAGTAGTTCTTTATGAAGATTTAAATGATAAGTTTATCATCTATGATGTTGAGAACGAAAGAGAGATCAAAAGTATGCTTAAAAAGTGAGATTGAATAAATCTACTATTCGGGGTAACAAGTGAAAACTTGTTACCCTTTTATTTTTCCACAATTCTGCTCAGTTATAGAAATCAAATAGAAAATATAAATAAAAATAATTGTAATATGGGAACTTATGCTGAACAATTGAAGGCTGTTAATATGGCTAAGCAAAAGCTGGAAGCAAAAACGTTCCGTATCATCGAAAAGGCTATGAAGTCGGATAATCCCACCGACATGATTGCAGCTAATCAGGCTGCAGCTAAAATCTTACAGAAGCCAGTCGAAGATACGAAATCATACCTTATCGACCCACTTCAGTTCAATGCTAACTTAGGTTTTAAGGATAAGCCGTTTAGTCTTACATATCAGACATTACAGAGAATGTCTAAAACTCCTATTATCAGTGCTATCATAAAGACTAGAAAAAATCAGATAGCGGATTTTGCAGAGCCTCAAGCAGATAGATATAACACGGGGTTTGTTATTCGTAAAAAGCCAAAGGATGGAATAGAACAAAAGATGTCTAAAAAGGATGAGCGAATAGCCAATGCTATCACTGATTTTATTATGAATTGCGGCAAGGAGTCATCGTGGACTAATGATGACTTTGATACGTTTATTCGTAAGATTGTAGATGATAGTCTTACCTATGACCAAATGACCTTTGAATGCGTTAGAAATCGAAGAGGTCAGTTGGAAAGTTTCTTAGCTACAGACGCAGCTACATTCCGTATTGCTGATACAGCTTTTAAAGAGGATTATAAGAACTCTTTTTTCAACAGAAGAGGTGCTTCAATATGGAATAATGATAACATACGAGGATTAGACAAGATGGAACATGGTTATTATCCTCAGTACGTTCAGATTTATCAAAATGCGGTTGTTTCCGATTTTTATCCTTGGGAGTTATGTTTTGGTATAAGAAATCCAAGCACTTCAATTTTCTCAAATGGTTATGGATGTTCGGAATTAGAGGAACTTATTAACATCGTCACATCTATGCTTTGGGGAGATGAATATAATCGTAGGTTCTTCTCGCAAGGTAGTGCTCCTAAGGGTTTATTGCGAGTTAAGGGAGGCATGAACGAGCAAGCTCTTCAGCAGTTCAAACAGCAGTGGCAGGCTATGATTACTGGAGTAATGCAGTCTTGGAAGACTCCAGTAGTTCAAGCGGATGTTGACTGGATTGATCTCCAAAAGACTAATCGTGATATGGAGTATGGCTCTTGGATGGAATATCTCATTAAACTTGCATGCGCTATTTACTCTATTGACCCAACGGAAATCGGTTGGGATATTAGCCGTGGCAGCGGTAATGGGGGATTATTCGAGGGTAGTCAGGCTGAACGTTTACAGCACTCTAAGGACAAAGGACTTTATCCAATGCTTAAATTTATTCAGCGAAAGATAAATAAGTATATCGTATCTCAAATCAATCCTGAGTTTGAGTTCGTATTTATGGGCTTGAACGGAATGACTGTCAGTGATGAGCTTGATATGGATATTAAGAAGTTGAGTAATTTCATGACTCTTAATGAAATCCGTAAAAAGTATGATTTACCTGAAATCGAGGAAACTGGCGAGATTATTGAGAACTCTATCTTTTGGCAGGCACATAATGCTCAGAAGCAAGCTGAACAACAGCAAAGCGGTATGGGTGGTTTTGGTATGGGTGGAGGTTTTCCTGGTATGGATGAAGGTTTACCAGGTATGGAAGAAGAGGAAGATGAGGAAGAAGAGAGTGAAAATCCATTTGACCAATATGATGAGGAAGAAGAGGAAGATGAAGAGAACAATGAAGACACTGAAGAAGATGATGAAGATAATAACGAAGATGATGAAGAGAAGTCTGAGGATAATATCTTTGTTAAAGCGTTTGAGAATTATTTAAAAGAAGAAGAAAACAATAATTTATAATACAATGGCAGGCGGTACAAAAAACGTAGGTCAGGTTGCTGGAATACATATAAGTAATTCAGCACCTGAAAATACCTTACTTATTTGGTACGATAATAATTCGTCTCAGAAAAAGCATAAGGTATATGACCCAACCTTAAATCGTTGGGTAGCTATAAATCCTCAAGTAGTTACGGCTACATCATATCAGGAGTTAGTTAATTCGGCTAAGAGTACTGGTTTATCAGTAGGAACTTTCTTCCAACTTACCGATTTATCTAATGTTCTTGCGATAGCTATTACTACAACTAAAGTTCAGTATAACGATACTAAGGGGAATATCATTGTAGATGATTTAGGAAGTGGTAAAGAATATCATATTTCATCTTCTAATCTTTTGATAGATGGATTGAATGGTATATTCGATACTACTACAAACCAATTAATTTTTAATTTTAGCGATGATACTCCTGATGTTGATAACGATTATCTTTTAGGCAAGAAGAAGTCAGGAACGTCTTGGAAATTGGTAAAATTCGCCATTAAGAAATTTCTTTCTAGTATTAGCGGTAATTCTTTATCTTGGAATAGTGGTTTTTACTTTAATTTCAGTAATGCTATTTCTAATATCTTGAATAAGGATGGTGGTATTGTAGGTAAGGATGCTTATGAAGTAGATAAAGAAGAACTAAATAGAAGCATTACAAACATAAGTCAAGAAAATCAAGACATTGCTACTAATGCTAAGAAGTATACTGATAATGCTACTACTCCTGAAAGTATTTATGGAAAGAAAATACCTGAAGCTCCCAATGTATCAGGTGAGCCTGGAGATGTTAAGAAAGGAGATACACTTCAGCTCATTATCGGTAATATTCAGAAGTATATTAATAAGTTCAAGTTAGCTACTGGTATTAAGATTTCACCTAATTTTGCAGACGCAACTAGACAGCAATTCGTTAATAATAACGATACAGTTGAGTCAGCAATCGGTAAATTACAATATTTAGTAAAACATATTACAGTAGCAGGACTTTTACCTGAAGATTGGCAATCTACTCACGATGGTTTAAATGAAGATGTTCCAGTTGCAGGAGATACTATTGATAATGCTTTTGCTAAGGTAGTTGGTAAGTTACAACAGTTAGGACTTATTGATGACAATGGAATACTTTTACCACAAGATTGGGAGCCTACTAATAGTGGTCCAAACGATGATGTTAGAAATCTTGATTCTAAGAGTGTTTTTAATGCTTTAGAAGTATTAGCAGGAAAACTACAGCAATTAGGACTTATTGATAATTCTGGTTTACATAGTAAGAATAAATCAGATAATAACAGAGATATTGGAAGATTAGGTTTAGACAGTTCTATGTTAGAGTTTTGTTATGATGGTTATAATGCTAAATACTCTAATCGAGAGATGTGGGTTACTGATACTGAATCTTATGGTACTCCTATTTCTGCTAGTACTTACAATGGAATTTATACTACTCCTGAAAGGTTCTTGTTTAGAACTCAAATGGCGAATAATAGTGTTGACCTTTCTGATACTAGTTGGTGGAGTAACGGACGAGCAGGAGCGTTGTTCGAGTGTAACGACAATAGAACAACTTATCGTAGATACGCTCTTTCAGCATACAATAGACAGAGTGATAAAGACTCATTTGACGCAGGTTTTGGTCGTATTCTTCTTGGTCGTCAGACCTTACAGATGACCACTATTTCAGCAGGTAGTTATTACGTTGCTTACAATGAAAGTTTTATTCTTTGTAATGGAAGTTCAGGGTCAGCTCAAAATGTCTATTTACCTAATAGTCCTGCTGCTGGTACTATTGTATATATTGCCCAAGGTAATAATAACGGCTTTAATGTTTATGCCCAAGGTAATAATCGAATAGATACTATCGGAGAAAGTGCTCAAAATGTTAGTATTAATAGCCGTGGTTCTGTATTCCAATTTATTTGGATACCAGGTATTCACTATAATAGTGAACAGTCAGAAACAGTACAAACTGATGGTATGTGGCAGGTGGCTAAACTTTCAAGTGCATTCTAAAAATACGATTATGATAGCAAAATTAGAAAACGGAATAATACAGTTGTTCGATTTAGATGAGCATAAGAAGAACTTAGCTACTGCTTACGAACAGCGCAAAATAGAACTTTCTGTTCAAGATAGTATCATTGACGCTATCTTGAATAAGAAAGAAGATGAGTGGACAATTGATGAAATGATTAAAATAGTTCATCGTAAAGAACTAGATAAGTCATACAAGGAACAATTAGATAAGTACAGTGATTGGTTACCACTGGTAGAAGAAAAATATAAAGGAGTTGTTCCTGAAAACTATTTCTTACACCCTCAGTTCCGTGAGGAAGATGATAAAATTATTGAGTCATATAATCTTGAAGTGAACGTAAGTTTAGTCAAGCAAAAGATTAGAGACTTGCAATCAGAACTTTCTGAAACGGATTATGTTATTATTAAGACTTATGAAGCAAAAATTATCGGTGATGAAGAACCTTATACAGAAGAGGAAGTCAAGGCGGTAGTCGAAACTCGTAGGGGGTTGCGTGATAAGATAAATGAGTTACAAACGTTAATTAGTAAGTCATGAAAAGTATAACGATTAGTAAAGCCACTATTATTTCCACGATAGTGGCTTTTATTTTAGGTTTTGTAATAAGTAGAGCATTTATCAAGGATAAAGAGCCTATAGTAAAAGAAGTAGTTAAGTACGTTAGAGGAGATAGCATCCATGATACTATTTCTACTCCAGTTCCATATGCTGTATATACAAATAAGATTGATACGTTTTTCGTACCACCTAAGGTTATCATTAAAAACGAAATTTGCTATGAAGAAGTAGATACAATGAAACTTTTAGCTGATTATTATCTAGAGCGTAATTATAATTTAGATTTCTCAAATGATACGCTTGGGGTTTATAAAGTAGAAGCTAGAGTAAATCAAAATCGTCTTGTTAGAGCTGTTTCTACTATTGTTCCTAATATTCGTACTATCGAGAGAGAAAAAACGATTTACAAGTCACCTGCGCTACAATTTTATGGTATATTAGGTTCATCGGTAGACTTAAAGACTAACCAAATTCAATTTGGAATAGATTTTAAGAACAAAATTATGATAGGAGTATCTGGTATTAGACTGAACGACAGTTATGGATACACTATAAATGCAGGAATAAAATTCTAAAAAGTGTATGAATGAAATATTATTACATAGACGGCAAGTCCTAAATAACATAAATAAGTCTTTTGGTTTTGAGATAGATTTAGAAAAGGCTCATAATGCAGGAGACTTATTTTATGTTAATGGAAAGACTTATGTATATACAGAGTATGCTCCAGGAAAGTTTGATTGGCATGTTTTGAAGAAAGGTAATGTTACTTTAGGCAAGGGTATTAACGGAAAGCATGGAGTGAATGCGCTAAAGAGCGTATACAGCGGTATTGATAAAACTTTCGATGACCCTCAAAAGATGGTTCTTAAAAGAACTCCTAATGGTCATTGGAGACTTTATTACGATGATGTTGATACTGGTACTACCATAGATGGAAATTCTATAACAGAGTCAGAATTGAAAAACGATAACATTTGTTATCAGGATAAGCGGGTTGTAGATAATTTTGATTTGGTGAAGAACTATATGGAGTTTAATAATCCCGATGATGTTTATTTCGTTCAGATTATTAAGCGTTGGAAAGATAATAAGGATAAGCCAGGTGCAGATGCTTGGAAAGCTAAAGGCAAAGCTCAAGGAACTTACCATAGCGGTGCGGAGTATCTTAATTACTATCTTATTCACTCTGCTCAAGAGTTAGATCAAATTAAGAATGAGATTAATAAGGTTTGCGCTTATAATAATGCTAGAGCGTATATTTCTATCAATAGCCGTAGTCAAAATCAAGTAAACGCTTATATCAATAAGTTCAAGGCTAGATTTACTGACCCGAATGACCCACGAGTAAAGCATGCTGAGGCTATCTTATATGGAATGCCTAAGAGTGGTCCAGCATGGAAGAATGAACGCTTTAAAGTACTTCTTGATGTAGATACTACCAGAGATAGTACAGTGAAGTTACCTAACGGCAAAACAGTAAATGTTTGGGACGAAACTAAAAAGCGTTTGAATAACTTGAATATTAAGGTTGCCGCAGAGTACGAAACTCCATCGGGCGGTTTACATCTTATTCTTAATAACAAGAACAATCGTAATCTTAGACCATTTTACGCATCGTTAAAAGATTTTGACGGTGGTAGAAATTTAGGTAAATTAGCTACTGTTCATCCATCTGAAGATATAAAGATGGTACTTTATTCTAATGTAGATACTGAAGGATATTAATTAAAACAATATATAAATTATGAGTAATAATATTATCAATCACAGATTGTTAGTTCAGAGTCGTATCGAGAAGTCATTTCAGAGCAATGGACTTTCTATGAAAGATGTTAAGAATACTGAAGATATATTTAAGTCAGTCACTCCTGACTTTTTAGGTAATGAGAAAATGGTAGATTTAGTACCGCTTTCCAAGGCAGAACAAGTTGAAGCGTTATCAGATGGAGAATTTGAAAAGGCTCATAATGATGGTGATATTCACCCTAATCATCCTGATTGGGTTTGGGTTAGTTCCGCTAATAAAGGTAGAGGTGACTGGCGTAAGATTAATGGACGTGCTCATAAAGCTCACGGAGAATATAGAGATAAGTTTAACGCTACTTTTAAGGATGCTGACGAAAAGATTTTACAGAAAATCGTTAGCGGTGAAATTCAGGGTACGGCTCACGATAAGCAGTTAGCAAAGAAGATGCTTGAAGATAGAAAGAGTGGTAAGGTTAAGACATCTGAGCAGGAGTACGATGATGCTTCATTTAGCGATAAGGTAGCTATCAATCTCAAGAATGAAAATCCTAAGTATAGTGATAAGTCTAAGATTACTTTTGAGGATAATAATAACGGAAAGTATAAAATCATGTATGATGGCGAATATACTAAGTTACTCATCAGTAAGGATAAAGTAGACGAAGCAGATGCTAAAAAAGCAGGCTTTATCAAGGATAAGTCTGATAAAGATAATAATTCAACGAAGAAAGCAACCACAAGAGATAATTTAGTCGAGGCACTTAAAATTCCATCAAAAATCTTTGACGAAGATACACGTAAGAATGACTATGGAAAATGGTATGAGGCAGTAACTGCTTATGAGCAGAAAGGAGCGTCAGCAATCGGTTCAGCTATTGGAAAGACTTTTAAGAAAGATTTTAATGGTTATCTTTCAACTCGTTTAGGAGAATATAGGTCAAAAGATGGAGGTACAGCAGTAACTATTAAAGTTGACTATGATACAGGTTTGCGTACTCATATTAATCATTCGCAGGTTCAGATGGTTAGTCGTGATGTAAGGGGTGGGTTAAGACTTTTAATCGAATTTCCTTACGATAATACAACAAAGTCATTAAATCTTTCTGAGATGAATGAGAAAGAACTCAACAATCTCGTCTCAGCACTCAAGAAAATAGACTCTTTTAAGATTGCAGATACAAGTAAAATACATGGAAGTACTATAAGTGAAAAGACAGAAAATTACGTTAAGTCAGTTCTATCTAAATTGACGAATAAAGAAAGTGATAAGAAGGAACCTGCTATTAAGTACAGTGAAATGACCGCTGCTCAGGCGAATAAAACTCTTGTTGGTAAAACTATTAAGATTGGTGATAAGACGGCTAAGATTATGAATGCTTTTAAGTCATCTGTCCCAGGCAGTAAACAAGTTTATCTTGAGGTTGTAGATGGAGACGATTATTTAGGTAAATATATGCAAATTAGTCTTGATGCGGTTGATTCTGGTAAAACTAAGTATGATAATAAGTATTTTGGTACCAAGGGTCAGAAAATCGAGATAAGCGATGAAAAGCCTGATAAGAAAGAAGTGACTAAAGAGTCATTCAAGGAGTTCTTGGATTATATGCAAAAGAATATAGCTAAAAAAGATAGCGATGAGTTCTTGAATAAAGAATATATGTTCTTATTTACAGTTCCTAAAAAGTATCGCAGTAGTGCTGGTAATGTGCATAACAGAGTTGCTGCTACTATTAAAAAGTTATCAGATGCAAATAATTGGTAATAATGTCTAAACATACTCACGATAAAAATTCTCATTTCATTCCAAGTCCGTTTGGTGTAGTAACATCATACGAAAATGCTTTTATAGAAGCATTTAATAAGAATTTATCAGGTGCGGTAGCAGAAGTTTTAAAATATATAGCTTCTGCAACTGCTTCTGCTATTAAAAACGGAATTGAATTAGAAAAGGCTGAGACCGATGAACTAGAAAAGGCTCATTCGGTAGGAGATATTCATCCATCTCATTCGGATTGGGTATGGACAGAGTATGCTCCAGGAAAGTTCGATTGGCGTAGCAATAAGACTAAGGGTGGTAGCAAGGCTTTAAAACCTTACGAGGTACTACCTGAAGTAGAGAAGATGAAAACGTCAGGAGAGGTAGTTAAATGGGCTATCAGTAAGGGTGTTATCTTATCTACTGGAAATACTAAGTTAGATAAGATAGACTTAGAGTCATCGAAACAGATTTTCAGCGCATTATATAATATTCAGCAGCAGTTCCATTTCCAACCCGTTAACATTCATTTTAAGAAGTTGAAAGGAGCGACTATGTCCGCTAATGGTGGTGAGATAAATATAAATTCTGATTATTTCACTAATTTTAATGCTCATAGATATTGGATTAATACGAATACAGATTATATTAAGAAGTATGATGAGAATATAAAAGTATTTCAAGACAAGATTAAGAAGCGTGAAGCGCAAATTAAATCTAAGACTGCTACACCTCAGTTGATAAAGTATTGGAAAGATAAGATTGACGGATATAAGAAAGCAATTAAGAAGTATGAGGACGAAAAGAAACGTTTTCCACGTTGGACTATGGGAGACGAAAAGACATTAGCAGCTGATATAGTTATTCACGAATTAGGTCACGTTCTTAATGCTCAATGCACTGGCGGTTGCGGTTGGTATCGAGTGAACGGAGTAAAACGTAATCAAGAATATACTAAACTCGCTATGGCTCTCAATGACGAGCGTAATGCGATTTATAAACGTTATCTTAAAGAGCTTGAAGCATTATCAGAATATTCTACTACTAAACCAGCAGAATTTTTCGCTGAGAGTTTTGTAGCTTACGTTCATAAAGACAAGAAACTACCAAAGTATGTTTCCGATTTCTTTGATAAGTATTTTAAATCAACAATTCCATTACGATGAATAAAGAAGATAAAATAAAAACTGTTCCTAAGTTTGACAGCCGTTGCGAGATATGTCGATGGTATTTGGGAAATAAGCATTGTCCTGCTTTTGATGGAGAGATACCTGAAGAAGTATGGAAGAGTGAACATGATAAGGCTGTAGAGGGTCAGGAAGAAGATGATATACTTTATGAACCAAAAGGCGATATATTATGATTTTTAACTTACGACAAATAAAAGAGATTTTAGCAATACTACAAAAGCATCAATTAGTATTTATTGCTGAACAATTGGGATTGAACTTTCTTTCCCAAGCAGAAATAAATCTTCTCGTTGCTAGCGGTATTGATATAAATCTCTATAAGAATGCTCAAGGAATAGTCGAACAAGCGTATATGTTTGGTTTATTAGCCGAAGCATTAGGAGATAGCAGAGCAAAGAAAATGAATTATGCTCAGTTTAAGAATTTTCTTAAATCAGGTAATTTTGTTCCACTTTCAGAAGAGGAACGCTTTGCATTAGACCAAGTAAAAAATCGTGTTTATACGGATATTACTGGTTTAGGCAGTAGGATAGCCGCAGGAACTAGTAATATAATTATACGAGCTAATGCTAAGCAAGTAGACCAAATCCGTAATATCGTAAAAGAAAAAAGTGTTGATGCTGTTAAATTAAGAAAATCCGCTACTCAATTAGCATCAGATTTAGGACATGCTACTGACGATTGGGAAAGAGATTGGTTGCGTATAGCTTATTATGTTCTTCATGAAGCCTATAATTATGGAAGAGCAAGAAGTATATTCAAGGCTCACGGAGAAGATGCTGAAGTTTATTTTGATGTTTATGAAAATGCTTGTCACCATTGTCGAGAGTTATACCTTGAAAATTCAGATGATTTAGATAGTAAGCCAAAAGTTTTCAAGCTCAAGGATGTTTTAGCAAATGGTAATAATATCGGAAGAAAAGCAGCAGATTGGTTACCTACTGTTTCACCAATACACCCGTATTGTCGTTGTACCATCAACTTTAGGGATAAGAATTTTGAATGGGATGTTGAAACTCGTTCATTCACCAAGCCTAAGAAGTACGTTCCAAAGAACAAGAAGTTACAAGGTGTTAAGTTGAACATTAAAGTTAAGAAAGGATGAATACACCAGAATATAGAAATTTCGTCAGAAATAATATCTTGAAATCTTTCCAATTAGACGAAAGCGAGAAACAACCATTTAAGACTCGTTTATTAGAAGCTAAGAAGAGTACTAACACTAATCCAACCGATGGTGCTAGGGAAGCAGGAAACTATAGAAAGGGACATGTTAAGTTCGGTGGTTATGAGTATGTTATAGAAAATCCTAAAGGTAGTTATCGCAGCGGTACAGATAAAGATGGTACTAAATGGAAGATAAAGATGAATAATACTTATGGTTATTTCTTAGGAACATTAGGAAAGGATAAAGACCATATTGACGTATTCATAAACGACAATGAAGATTTAGATAAATTTGATGGAGATATATTCGTAGTAGACCAAGTCAATAAAGATAAGACCTTTGACGAGCATAAGATTATGTATGGCTTTAAGTCTAAGAAAGATGCTAAGAAAGCATATCTTTCTAATTACGAAAAGGGTTGGCGAGGATTAGGAAATATTTCTCAGGTTTCAAAATCTGATTTTGATAAGTGGATAAGTTCCAGTAAAAGGAAAATCAAGCCGTTTGCTGATTATGTTAAAGATTAATTACAACAGCGATAAAGAAACAGTGATTTGAAGAAACAGAGTTAATTAGATTATATATTTAACGTAAAGATAAAATGAAAGATTTATTAAATGGTTATCGTCAGCATCCGCCATATTCAATTGAGATAGAACCAACTGAAGGATGTAATTTAGGTTGTAAATTCTGTGGTTTAAAAGGCATTAGAGAGAAAGGAACTAAGCCTTGGAAATATATGACCTTGGAAGTAGCTAGAGATGCCGCACGAAAGATTAAAGAAGCAGGTTGGAAGAGTACTATCTATTTCTGTGGACATGGTGAACCTACTCTTAATAAGAATTTGCTTGAAATTATTAAAATATTTCGTGAAGAACTGCCTAACAACGTAATGTCGCTAGTAACTAACGGCTATGGTTTTAAGCATGGTATCTTTGATATTAATGAGTTCTTTAACGAATTAGACAAGATACATTTCAATGACGTTATTTTCGATGTTTACTCAGATAATGGAGATTGGACAGCCATAGAGGGTATCACCGATAGATATGATATTAAAGTTATCGGTAGAAACGGAGAAAAGTATAATTATTATGGTAAGAAGATGCGTGTATCGGTTTATCCATTAGAGGTAGACAAGGCTGGTCGTTTATTTCGTATTATGGATAATCATTGCGGAGCAGCTTCACCTCAGGACTATTCCGAAAGAAGAGTAAACAAGAGATGTCAAAAGCCATTTCGTTCACTTTTCATTCGTTGGGATAGCCAGGTGTGTCTTTGTTGCGATGATTTCCGTGGACAATATAAAATCGGTAAGGTTACGGAGTTCGATAAGATAGATGACCTTTGGAATGCTCCTGCTTTTCAAGCTGCTCGCATTCAACTCTTCATTGGTAAACGTAGATTTAAGCCTTGTTACGGATGTAATTATTCACCAGTTCGTGCGGGATTATTGCCTGACCCTTGCGCTAAAGATAAAGATGTAATGCCTAAAGAATTGTCAAAAGAAGCGATAAAAGTTTTGCGTAACAGCTATGATGAAAAAGGTTCCACTTCAATCGTATTGCGCAAGTGGGAAAATGAAGAAACTTTCAAAAATAATTAGTAATATGACAACATTAGAAAAATATCTAGTCGATAAGCATGGCTTAGATAAAATTGCAAAGAAAACTGTAACTCAATACGCTATCGACAACTTGGTAGCGTTTTCAGTAAGCATAGGCAAGAAAGTAACAGTTTCATTTCCGCTTTTTAAGGATGAAACTAAGGGAGGTCACTCAACCGCTAAAGAGAATAAGCAACGTGACGAATTCATAGAGCGAGTTAAAGAAGAAGAAAACGTGAACTTATCTAAGGCAGCTCCAGTAGTTACTTTCGAGGACGAAACTGCAGCGGTAAATTTCTTGAAGCGACATAAGATTGTAAAACTCGCTAAGGAATATACATCATTTTCTGACGTTCAAAGTGACTTTACTGTCGGAGTAGAGGAATTAGATGGAAGAGTACTGCAATATCGCTCTAACATTCCTACAGAGGTAGAAATCATGCGTGATGTATTCCGTAATAAGGAATATGAGCGTAAGGGTTTAAAAATTGAAACTAATGATGTTATTATTGACTTAGGCGGTAATATTGGTGCGTTCACTTGTAGCGTATTTGATAGAGCGAAAAAAGTTATTACTTTTGAGCCTGAAGATGTTAATTTTGAATTTCTTAGTTCTAATGTAGAGAAGAATAAAGCGAAGAATGTAGAAATTTTCAAAAAGGCAGTTGTTGGTAACGATGATAAGACAAGAGATTTTTACGTTGGTAAAGTGCCTTACTATTATTCATTCTTAGTTAAGCATAATCGTAAGCGTGTACCAGTAGAGTGCGTCAACATTAACGAGATTATGAAGAAGTATAAGCCTACTAAGATGAAAATTGATATCGAGGGTTCAGAATGGGAAGTTCTTACCAACTGTACCGATTTCGGTAACGTTAAGCAGCTCATTTTTGAGTATAATTTTGATATGAATAAAGACCTCAAGACTGGATTTGTTAATTTTGATATTCTTACTAAACATCTGAAGAAACATGGCTTTGATGTAACTGAACTAGAAAATTATTCCAGAAGTAAGTCATGGGCAGATGTTTTCCTCTGTAACAGAGTTAAAGTGGGTAAGAAATAAGAAAATAAATATGGATAAGGTTTTGATAATTCAACCTCATTCAGACGATGCAATTCTTAGCTGCTCTAAATTCTTATTCGGTGAGGACTTTAAAACAAAAGTCCTCACTGTTGAGAAAAACGATAAACGTTTAGCAGAGGACAAGAAGCTATCTGAATTTATTGGGGTAAGGTATTTAAATCTTGGAGTAGAGGTAATGGATGATTACTACTCTGAGTTTTTTAAAGAGTATGGAAGAAATGCTGTACTAAGCGATGATAATGTAGTTCCGTTCTATGAGAAGAAACTTGGTAAGGATAAGATAAAAGAAATCCGAATTGCTTTGAAGCGTAAAGTTTCTGAATATGAGAATAAGGGGTATATAATAGTTTGTCCGCTTGGAGTAGGTCATCCGTTTCACTATCTTGTACGTTATATGTTACGCAAGATAGAAAGCGGTTTTGTATTTTATAGAGAATTTCCTCACGCATTTAAAAGAAAGGCTCTTACTCAGTTAGATGGCTATCGTAAGGAGATGGACTTGATTTCTACTTTTGACGACAAAGAAACTAATACTTTAAAATACGAAGTAGCTCAAAAATTTTATAAATCTCAAAGTGGCTTTTTCTTTTACGAGCATTCTAACATCCTTAAATTACATCCCGAAGAGTTCTATATTCACGGAGAGGAAGAAGAGCAGGAAGAACCACTAGCAAGCGAGGAACGCCATATAAAGATATACGTCATCTCTAAGGGTAGACCTAATGGAAAGACCTTTGATTTTTTACAGAGAGGAAACGTACCATATACAGTAGTAGTGGAACCTCAAGATGTGGAAGCATATAGAGAAGCAGGTCACGAAAATATATTGGTGTTACCTAAGAATGACCAAGGCTTTAGTTATACAGTAAATTATGCTAAAAACCAATATGACGGCAAAAATCCAGTAGTCATAATGGATGATGATATTTGTAATTTTTTCTATTCGTTAGATGGTATAGCTAAAATCGGCTTATCTCTAAAGACTGGAGAAGAATTACATGAGTTTTTCGATAAGTTGAATAAGCAAATTCTTGAAACTGATTTTGATATTGGTACTATCGGTAAATCTGCCTTTGATTGGGGTTATACTGATGTGAGTCCAAGAGTGGCTTATGAGGGTAGTAAAATCCGTTATTCAGGATTACCAGTAGTCATCATCATAAATAATAAGAAACTGCTTAAATTTGACTTTGATACTAAGTTATGCTTTAAGTCTGACGTAGACTATGCTTTGAAATGTATGTATTTAAATTTCCGCTATGCTAAATTTGTTCATTTTCTTCAGCAGACTAAGATGAATAAGGATGGAAAACAGAAAGGTGGATTAAGTGAGACATACAAGAAAGTAGAGAATATCAAACGAGCGCAGGAAATCTTATTAAAGCGTTGGCCAGATAATATGATGGTTGACCCAAAAAAGAAACCTAACAACGGAGTTCCTGAACTTAAAATTATATATAAAAAAGCAGAGCAAACGCCAGCAATTATAGAAGAGTTAATGAATTCATTTAATTAACAAAATATAATAATTATGGCAAAAGTTAAAGTTGGTGATATTAAAACATATCACGGCAAAGATTACATTTGCAAAGGCTTTGCTAACGATGGTAGTCCCCTTTGGAGAGTGAGTGATACTATCGAGAAAGCGCATCAGTGGGGTGACGAAAAGGACTATCGAGGTAGAACTTATGTTTGGACTCAAACTGATAGCGGTAAGGGTAGTTGGAGATTGAAAAAAGACAGTCGGAAAGCAGCTCAACCTCAGGGTGGTGCAGGACGACAACCTGCAGCTCAGCGAGGTAACGGAGGTCAGGCTCCTCAGGGTAGTAGTAAAAATACTGGTGCTGCGTCTGCTAAGGCTCTTTCTGACTATACTCCTGACGAGTTAGTTAATTATGCTAATTCCGCTTCTACAGCCCAGTTAGCAGCGGCAGTTAACGATAAGAAGAACGATATTCAGGCTCGTCAGATTGTCTTTAATATTTTAAAGAAGCGTAATGATTATGATGCTGATTCAGTTGATTCTTCAGACTTACCTAATGGTCATGTAGCTAAACCTAAAGCTAAAGTAACTTACAACGCTCGCAATGGAATGGAGATTGAGATTGGTGACTCTTATACCAAAAAGGTAGGTAGCCGTATTGTTAAAGTCAGCGTTGGTGCAATGCGTAAGGATTTTGCTTCTAAAAGTGATGATGACCTTATAAAAATTATTAATAACGCAAAGCGAAATCCGAAAGACCGTGAGTTAGCGGTTCAAGAAGCAGAGGCACGTGGTATTGATGAAAGCAAACTTAATTTTAGCGGAACACTTCAGGACAAATGGGATAAGATTAAGGAAGAACATGACTTGAAAGAAGCTATGCAAGGCAACGATAACGAAGATGAGGGAGAGGATTACGAACTTGATCTTAAAGGTTTTGATATGGACGCTTTCATGGATAAGTTCTCAGGCGGTGATACTGGCTGGCTTGATAAGAAAAATCCTATTGTTCAGAAATCTTTTAATTTTGATACTCTTGTAGGTCGTCAGCAGTACGATGCGGTTAAGGATTATCAGATGCGTCAGTTAGAGGGTTATCTCAATCCAGCGAATAAAATCGGTGAACTTAATCAGCAATATGAGAATTTCGTAAGAAAGGATTCAACTCCATTCTTTATTTCTGCTGGTGGTGCTGGTGCTGGTAAGTCTTATGGATTATGGGCAGTTCTTGAAGATAACAACGTACCTCAGTTGCAAGAAGGTCAAGACCCAGATGACGATGATTGGGGTTGGGTACAATGTGATGACCCAGACGATGAAAAAGATTTTCGTGCTATGCTCGCTAAGTATAATGGAACTTATACAGATGATGATGGAAGAGAGCATGGTCATATCTTAGTATTCGATGATGCCGATAAGATTTTAACGACACGCTCAACGGCTATAGATAAAATCTTGAAAAAGATTAATGATAATAAGGCTTCTGCTAGAACATTTGTAAATCCTGATACTGGCGAAACTGAGGTTTGGAAAGGTAGAATTATTGTTCTTACTAATAAGGATGTTGCCGCTATTCAGGATAAATCGGAAGATAAGACAGCTGTATTCTCACGTGGTAAAATAAATAATATGGATTTTACCAGAAATGAGACTATTGAAATTCTTGCTAATCGTTATGAGAAGATGGGTTTATCAGACTATCAAACATCTTTTGAAGAGGATTTTCCTGACCCTAAAGACCAGAAGAAGATACGAAAGATGGCGTTTAATTTCATGAAGGATAATGTTAATGATGCTGACCCTGCTAAGTTTACTCCACGTACATTTATTGGTGTCGTTGAAACTATTGGTAATACTTTAGCTAATGGCGGTGGTGTACGTAAAATTAATGGTTCAGTACAAGTTGGTACTGATTTACCTTGGCAGGTTAAGGCTAAACAGTTAATCAAGGGTGATAACACAGACATCGAAAAGGCTGAGACTGCTGAGGAACTTGCAGCTAATAAGAAGGCATACGAGAAGCAAAAAGAAGAGACAAAGAAGAAAAATCCAAAACTTTACAAGAAACTTTACGGAGAAGCTGCTATTGATGCTTTCATTTCAGGCGATTATAGCGGTCATATCGGTGATATTGATAAGGAAGTAGAGGACGATGAAGAAGAGAGTGTAGAAGAAGCAGAAAAGGCTCTAGGATTAGATTTCGGATTGACTCTTGAAGATGTGAATGACTTATTATTTGGATAATTTAATCGTACAGACTTTATGGACGAATTAACAAAAGCATTAGAGGTATTAGCCGTTGGTAACGCTGACGGCTATGTCTCTAATGATGTTCTTATAAAGGCTTGCAATGAGTATAAAATCAAAAAGGGATTAGTAGATGACTTAGACTATGAAATCAAAGTATCAAAAACCCTTTTTGATGCTATTAACGGAGTCAAGCCTGACGAGAAAATTTGTAAGGCTATAGTACCAGGACAGACTAAGGTTGTAGATGGAATAATGTATATTTATTCCGCTACTAAGAGTGGTTCAAAAAATCAGTATGATTGGCATGTAGTTAGAAAGGGTGCTAAGACTAATCAGCCGATAGGCAGAGGAAGCAAATTAACTAATCAACAGATAGATGCTAAACAGAAATTTGTTAATGAGTTATTTCCCAAAGACTTATCTAGCTTAAAGGTAATCAAGCAACTCAACGGAAGTACTCATCCTGAATTGGTGGAAGATATAGACGGGAACCAGTTCGTGATGAAGAAAAGTGGTAATACCAATAAAGACCATGTTAAGTCGGAGTATTTAGCAAACCAACTCTATAATATCTTAGGTCAGCGTACACCTGATTTTGAGTTATACGATGATAACGGCAATACAATCGTTTTAAGCCGTTTCATTCAGGGTGCTCATTCACCTCATCAGTCGGATTGGGGTAAGATGGCTGAAGGCTTTATTTCCGATGTAATTCTTGCTAACTGGGATGTCTATCAGAATGATAATTGTATGGTAGATGCCGCAGGTAGAATTATACGTTGTGATAATGGAGGCAGTCTGAAATATCGTGCTCAAGGAGCAATTAAAACCAATCCACCTTTCAACGGAGATGTTCTTGCTACCTATAAGTCTATGCGTAAGTATAATCCAGGTATCTCTAACTTACTTACGGATGACGAATTAGTAGCGCAGATTGACGCTGCATTAGCTAAAAAGGATGATATAGTAAACTACCTAAAGTATAGTGGTGAAGATGATTTAGCAAAGATTTTAGGAGAGCGTATTGACAACCTTACGAAGATTAAAGATGAGATAACCTTAGAGGCAGCTAGAAAACAAGCTATTCTTCAAGCTCGTATGGGTAAGATTGCCCCACGAAAGTTAAAGTCAAAAGCTGATATGTATAAAGAGTTGGATGATAAAACTCTTGAAGATATTTGGAAAAACGCTTTATCTAATAATGGTGGAAACGCTCATCGTGCTCTTATATCTACTGGTAGTGACGGTTGGGATTTGCTCAGTACTATTTGTAAGGAAAGAGGTTTTGACGCTAGACCTAAGGTTGTTACTGAAAAGGAGTTTTGGCAAGCACGTTCTAAAACTAAACATCCTTTGATGTTCCGTGGTTTACATGCTGATAAGGGTAGAAGTGCTCAAGATTGGGCTGATGATTTTCGTTTCTCAGATGGTTGTTTCTATGGTACTTGGGGTATTTGGGGTCAAGGTATTTATGCTCACGCTGATGACCAAAATTCTAATTATCTCAAAACCTATAAGTATGACCCTGAGGATAATAAGGATAATAAGAGTACTGAGCAGAACTATAAGAACAGCCGTTCTTATGATGACGCTGTAAGCTATGCTAATGGCGATAATAAGGGAGTACTCAAGATGATGTGGGAACCTGACGCTGACGTTATTGACTTAGACGATTTGCTTGACGATATTCAGAAAAATCCTCCATCTTCTGCTTCTTCTAAGAAAGTGAAAGACCTTCAAGAAGAGGTTAAGAAATTAAAGAAAGAATGGGGTGAAGCGGTAGCTAAAGTTCAAAATCTTGAAGATACTATTCGTAGTGCTGTTTATGTTAAAATACATTATAACGATGACGTAACTAAGGATGTATATGATACGATAGATGGAACTGATTGGGGTAAGCGTAATATCCAAGGTAAGCGAGACTATCCTGACTTCAAAGATTTCGTTTTAGGAAAGATGAAAAAGTGGGTAGAAGATAATGGAGGTTTAGTAGATTACGATACCGATAATGAAACTGTAGAGTTTAATTTTGGTAGCGAAAGTCTTTACATATCTAAGCACGCTTGGGAAAATAATGCAGTTAAACAAAAGAACGGCTTTACCAATCCTTATCACTATCAGGCAGAACGTTTCAAGACTTTCTATGATACTAATTGTGTAGCCAAGGCTCATAATGCCGTAGTTAGAGAACTTAATAATTCAGATGGATTAGCTAAGAAACTCCAAACAGCTGTAGCAGATGCTGAAAGGGATTATAACGCTAAGAAGCTGGAACTTGATACGGAGTTGCAAAATGCTGGTGTAGATGACGGAGTATACGGAGCAGTATATAATGCTGTTAAGAACTTGAAGAAGCGTAGTAATGGTACCGATATGTCTACAATAGGTATTTATGCTGCTCTTCAGGGTTACGATGGTATTTATGTACATAACGGAAACGATAGTAACCACGGCTTCAACGTTATTCTTAATCGTAGTAAGATTATAACTTCAATAGATTAAATTATGAACAGAAGAATAGTTTTCCCAATAGCGAATGACGTTATGTTATACGTTTCTGAAAAGAGACCTTCAATATATGTTCCTTTCAAGGGTAATTTTCCGCTATTAAAGCCATATCAGGAAGAAGAGTATGGCGAACTTATTACTACCAAACGCTATCTTGATGAATTACCAGATTGGGCTCAGGATATAATTGGTAAGGCTGAAAAAATAAAGGCTATTGATGATGGATTTAAAGAATACTTATCTAGTAATCGTTTGCTAGAAACATTTCCTAAAATGCCTAATAGCGAGAAAGCAGATTGGTTGGTACGTTTTTTGAATGCTAGCTGTTTAACACTAGATAGTTTAAAATTTTATTAAGTATGGCTAATTTCGAAATTGCCTATAAAAGAACTTGCAAGTTTGAAGGTGGTTATGTAAATGACGATGCTGATAGTGGCAAGGAAACTTATAGGGGTATATCAAGAGCAGCCAATCCAAAATGGAGCGGATGGAAAATTGTCGATAGCTATAAGAAGCAAAAAGGGTTTCAAAAGAACTTAGACAATGACCAAACGCTTCAATCTTTGGTTTGTCAATGTTATAAGGAAAATTACTGGAACCTAATTTGGGGAGATAAATTATCAAACCAAGAGGTTGCTAATGACTTATACGATACAGCTGTTAATATGGGAGTAGGAATGTCTATTAAACTAGCCCAAAGGCAATTTAAGCTAAAGGAAAGTGGTAAGATGGACACAGTATTATTAGAGTTATTAAATCGGGTAGTAAAATGAAATATTCGGTATTCTTACTAAATTTGCTCATATTCGTTTCTTGCTCTTGTTCACATAAGAACATAGATGTAATACAAGCGAATAATGTTGCAGCCGTTTTAACACACGATACTATATACGTTCCAGTAGTAGATAGTTCCGAAGTATTAAGACTTCAGGAGACCATAAAGAATAATGCTAGTATAGTATCTAGTTTAATGGATAGTATTAAGTATTATCGGGATAGTACTACAACAGCTAACTATATGAATGCTCGTAAGATAGAGAAGATTAAGTATTACATAAATATTACTGAAAAGAAACCAACAAATAAAAAGTTCTTTTATGGTTGGATTAAGAGAACTATGACCGAATAAAATTTTTGGTAAATAGCGTAAAATAATATTCTCCATCAGATATAGTAGGATTATAATCGCAAGGATTATAATCCTATTTATTTGTAAAAATATTTATGCAAAAAGATAATTTCAAATTTTGGTGTCCTGTTGATATTTGTAAGGCGATAGACGAAAATACTGGTGAGGAACTTATGTTACTTGGCGGTATTGCTTCTACAGCCGATGAAGATAGCGATGGTGAATTTCTTGACCCTAAAGGTTTTGATATAAAACCACTTATTGAAAAGGGAATGGTAAATTGGCATCATCAAGCAAGGACTAATCCAGGAACTATCGTTGGAGAGCCTACTAAGGCAGAAATCCGTAAAGATGGTTTATATATAGAAACAAAGCTATATCCGTCATCACCTATTGCAGTTGATATTTGGAATTTAGCAAAAACTCTAGAAGCTGATTCACAGACACGTAGGCTTGGTTATTCAATTGAGGGCAAGGTAGTAAAGCGTAAGAGTGATAACCCATCTTCTCCAGATTATAAGAAGATTATCAAAGCTATCATTACTGGTGTAGCTATCACTCATATGCCTAAAAATCCTAAGACCTTTGCTAACATTATTAAGGGAGACATTGATGATGATTTCAATGACGAAGATGAAGAAGTAAGGGATAATAAGGAAATCAAAAAGGAGACTGAAAACAAGGAAGAGGAAGATAAGGCGATAACAACGGAGAGTGCTGCTGCTTTGAAAAAAGAAAGCGTTGATGATGATTTAAAAGTTACTGCTTTTACCAAATCCGAAGTTATGGATAGAATTTTTGGAGACATTCCAGGTATAGAGATTGAAAAAGCAGAAAATATTTATTCATTAATCAAAAAAATATCAATTATGGCAAAAAGAAAATCAGTCACCAACGATGATATCGTTAAGGCTTATGAGGCTTTAGGCTTTGAAGTTGACGAGAAATTGTTGGTAAAAGCAGAAAGCGATGCCGAAGATACCGATGAGGATGATACTGATGATGAAGAGGTAGATACTGAAGAGGTAGATGAGGAAACCGAAGAGACCGATGACGATGATGCCGATGATGAAGATGATGAGGATGAAGATGATGAGGATGAAAAAGAAAAGAAACCTATTCGCAA